ATTCCACCATACAGGCGGAGCGTATAGCCGTTATCGTTTTCATGGCCTCATGGACTTGTTCTATGAGGCCATTCTTATAGAAACCATCATTTAGAACCGCATCATAGGGCTTTCTATGGTGCGGTTTTCACATAAATCAGCATTTAGACGGGACTTTAGAGCGTTCTATTGTTCCGTCAATCGTTTTACCGAACAATACAAAGGAAGGTTTTGTCATGGAAGACAAGTTGGAGAATTTGCAGGCGTTGATTGAGGGCTCGGGGCTAGGGGATGTATGCCAAAAGGTGCGGGGCATGTCCGAGGCGCGGGTCCTGTGGGTATTGGATGGATATAAGGTTGATGGGTTGCCGTCCGGCCGTGAGTTTTTCATCGAATGGGATTCGCTGGAGCACGTGCAAAACCAGTTGAGGGAGCTTGCGGACGGCGGCTATGACGCCGACGATGACGTGGCCCAGATGATGAATGACCTTGTGCCTGTCGATACGGCGTACAGTCGTATGCGCAAGGTCCGCGCCAGCTTGAAGTTTTTCGCCGCGATGGCGGAAGGCGACGGTATGGAGACCTACCGTATCTCCCAGCATGTCACGACAGTTGAATACCGTCAGGTCAAGGCTCCCAAGGGATTGACCTTCGCCGAACTGTGCGATTGGGTAGAGGAGAACGGTGACGGCGACCTATACGACGTTGACGATATCGGCAGTGACGTGTTCGCCGCCAGTCGCCAGGATGGTACGGAACTTGATCCCAAGGAGTCGAAATGATTACCGCTGTCTACCGTTATGAGCGTTTCGACCCGGCCACGAACACGGAACTGTGGCGGCGCATACCCGGCTGGAGGTTGCGTCTCATGTGGCTTCAGGCATGGGTAAAGCGCGATAAGGCGGCTCGAATCTCATATCGGGCTTGGCTGTACGCCAATGCTTCAGGCGGCGGGCAATGGTTGGCCGCTGACATGTTGGACTGGAATCAGGAGGTAATCAATGGACGCTGAACGTATGAGAGCCGCCTTGCATGAGGTGTGGAAATACTATGACGAGGCGGGGGAGAGCGGGGAGAACTATGTGCTTGCCCCCGATAATCTCGCCAAGTTCGCTACCGACCTGTGCAGGGAATATGAGGCGGATCGTCATTCCAGTGACTGAAACGGTGGGAAAACGGTGCCGGACGTCTAGCTCACGTCCGACACCAGCCTTTATCAATCAATTATCTCTGAAAGCAATTAATTGGAGGCTTATGCAGCGTAGCACAAGCCTCCATAAGGAGGAAAATCATCATGCAGGATGTGAACATCGTAACCACGGGTGATGGCGTCAGACTGGTCAGCCCATATCATCCCGATTGTCCGAAGAAGGCGAAGGCCATCGGCGGCAAATGGGATGCGGCCACACGTTCATGGAAATTCGACGCGAGAGACCGCGAAAGAGTGGAACAGCTCGCCGCCGAACTATGGGGCTGGTCGGACGGTAGCGGCGACACGGTATCGATTCGCGTTAATGCGGACGACTACTATGCCGGAGAAGAGATTCGCGTGGCCGGACGTTGCGTGGCCCACCGTCCGGGCCGTGATCACGAGGTACGGCTCGCCAACAACGTCGTCATTGTTAAAGGAGAGTTCGCCCCATCTGGAGGCAGTGTGAAGTACCCGCAGGTCGGGGAATGCGACGACGTGATATTGGAGATTCGTGACTTGCCCGCGACTGCGCTTGACCTATTGGACAAGTCCAAATACGAGCTGATTGACGGCTCCCCGCTCATAGCGCTCAGGACGGAACGCCAGCGGCTCATGGAGCGTATAGCCGATATCGACCGTCAACTGGCGAAGGTAGAAGCATGACTGGTATTCTGCCTTTGGTGCGTAACCTGTTGACTCGCCCGGATGCCGAAGCTCTGGCCGAGGAGTATCTGGCGACTGCACCTGATGCCAGTCGCGGCAAGTACAGGCGCATTATGGAGAAATGGTTCGAATGGTGCGCCATATATGAGTTGAAACCGTTGGACGTCAAAAGGGTGCATATCGAAATGTACGGTACCTGGCTGAGAAGCCAAGGACTGTCGAAAGGCACCCTCAAAACCGTGTATTCAACGATCTGCTCGTATTACAGGTACCTCTACGAGGAGGGGTATCTTGACCGGAACCCCGGATTGCATGTGAAACGTCCCCCTACCCGTCACTGGTCTCAGGGTTCGTGGCTGACTCGTGACGAGGCGCAACGGTTCCTCATGCTCGCGGAATCACATCCTGATGATTTCGTGCCCGGCTGCTGCTGCCTCATGCTGTTGAACGGTACGCGCGTGGGCGAAACCCTGAATCTGGATATCGAGGATTGGCATAAGCACGAGTCCGTGGAAACGGTACGAGTGCATCGAAAATATGATTGGATGCAGAATCTCGCCATCAGTGACCGGACCTCGCGTGCCCTTGAACGGGCATGTAGGAACAGGAAGAGCGGGCCTATGTTCGTCCGTGGGGGAGTCAGGGTAACGCAGCCTCAGATTCTGTCCGTCGTGGTCAGATTGGGCCATGAGGCAGGTTGCCCGGAACGTATCACCAGTCATTCATTACGCCGCACCTTCGCCACCCTCGCCCGCGAGGAAGGCGTGCCGGATATCCAGATCATGGCTTCTGGCGGGTGGAGCAGCAGGGAAATGGTTGATTACTACGACATGGGTCGATTGTCTGTCACTGATAACGCAACCGTGACCGTGACCAAGGCGTTGGAGAATAATAACGAATAACCGTGAAAAGTGGGCCTGATTATACGAAAACATGGTTCTGCTTCGTCTAAACCCGCGAAAAGGAATTTTTTATTGCTTTTTCGCTGGTTTAGTCCATAATGGACGTGTTAGAAGCCGTCACTGCCTCTCATGGAAGCACACTAGGACGGCATTCCTATCACAGCAGGTAGTGGCGGTGGAAATGCGCTACGAATACGTAAAACTCCGCCCATGCCTCTATAGTGGTCATGTATCCCCGAAGCCATGCGTCCCTCAGTGCGCGATAGAAACGCTGAACGATTTTACCGTCCACGCCTTTTGCGTAACGTGTGATGAACCTACGGCACGCATGGTTGATAATCAGAATCAGTTTCGGCGTGAACCATATAGGCCACTGGTTGAAATCAGGCAAATCGCCTAATGAGCCAGCCGTAAAAATGGTTCCCTTAGTCATGCTGTTCATTGTTTCCTCGGTCAATGTTTCCTCCGATTCTCGATAATAGCGACGGCTCCCAATAGGAGCATGAACAAGATGATTGGCACTGGTTCCACTAGTGGAGCCTCCGCATCCAGTACAGGGTGTCCGCCCTGCGCTCCAAGTCGGGCAGGCCATAAGCGGCACGATATGCTTGTTTGGTGAGGCAGCAGCTTGCGCGGGCACGTCTCATACCCCAGTTCGACTCCGTCAAATACTGGGAGACGGTCAGCGTGTGCCATTTCATGTAGCCGAGATACGCCTTGCAGCAACCGATCATGCCTTGTTGGAGCCTGACGCTACTGCAGAACAGGTCAGGCTGGTAGTACATGATCTTGCCCAGTTCCGTCAGCTTGTTGTTTACGATCCTGAGCTGGCTGGGTAGAGTCATCGGTTGGCTCATGAGTCCGCCACGGTGATTACGTGATTGTCGTTGAGTTTGAGATCAATACCGCCGACGGTGACGCGAATCTCTCCGGTGGGAATGGTCATATATTCACGGGTTATGATTCTGCTCCCTGGCTTTTGATACTCATTGAACGTGTATTCCGTTCGCATGTCGATTTCAATGTGTTCGATCATGCCCCTGATGACGCTTTTGCCGACCTGTATGATGACTTTTCTTCCCAGCATGCGAGGTGACAGGTCTGCTGCCTGAATGGTCTTCATAGTTCCCCCTTGGCTTTGCGCATGTAATATTCCTCAGCGGTCAACACTTCAGACACATGCATGCCGTCCACCATTTCATGCCACGTCAGCCACGGGGAGAAAGCAATAATGCCCCACATGACTGTTTGCCATGCCCTGAGGTCACTGGGCTTATCCCACGAGTCCTTAATCGAGTCGAATTGGCGGCGAATGCACATATACCAGCCGTTCAATTCCCCCGCATGAACACGCAGCCAGTATTCCCCCGGTGCCTTCGGCTCCACGATGTTTGGACGCGGCTTCTTTGATGCGGGACGGGTCGCGTACGCGAAATTGTCGTGAGTGACAACAATGGCTACATCTACTGGTGAATTGTTTTTGGACCTCGTAATCACGTAGGTTTCTGCGCCAGATTTACGATGGTCAACGCTGGCTGCGTCCAAAAACCAGCCCTTAAACACATACGTGTTCGTGCTGCCTTTGACGTGAATCAGATCACCGGGCTTCAGGTCATCCCATGCGACGCGAATCTTCTTGCTCACCTGTGGTCCTCCTTGCCGATATCGCTGAATCGTGTGTAAAGCCGGTCGTTCACGACGTACGTGTTGTAATCATCCTGTTGGATGTACCACCAGCGGTTTTGATGGCCGGCCTTCAGATACTCCTCGCACGTGTGGTCGATGGTGTTGTCGGGGTTGACCTTCTGCCTGAACGACAGTTCATCGACTACGTGGTTGCCGGCCACGAGATCGGCTATCCGGTCGATACGCTCCGGCGTGAAATCGGGGGTGACCACGTACACGACACGCACCTTCTGACGGTCGAACCATTTGCGGGGCAATGCCAACGCCACGTCATCGGACAAGCTCGTGGGCCGCATGTGATACACTACGCGGCTGAACCTGATCTGCTGCATGACCTGAGCCACGTTGCGTCCGCATTGGAAGTAGCTGGTGTGCATCTCGGTTTCCGTGAGCCAGCCTCCGGCCCTGTGTATCGCCTCCCGGTAGAAGGCGACACGTTTCGATGCTTCCGGCTCGCGCATGGGGAAACAGGGGTCTCCGCCGCCGCTGAAGCTCAGGAACCTCATGGGGTGGCGTTCGCTTTCACGGCTGATGGTCCGCAGCGTGGCCTGCATGTCGGTCACCGGCACGTTCAATCCGGTTTCCCTGACGATGCAGTAAGGGCATGTCCAATGACAGCCGAAATTCGTGATAACCGAATAATGTCCGTTCATTGTGTTTCTCCGATAAGCTGTTCCATGTCTTTCACGTTGTCCTGCTTGCGTTTCAACGCATTGCAGCGACGTATCCACTCGCGTTTGCGCTTATAGACGTTTGTTATCTCCACATTGCTCAACAGTTCGTTGCATGAGCAGACAAGCTGGGGGATGTCCGACTCCGAGTCCGTTTGCACGACGGGTTTCTCCCCGCAGGCGGGGCATTCGGGAACCGGCTCGTCAACCACTGCCTTCAACCGTCTGCAACCGGTATTCCACTTCTGAACACTCTCGTCTTCAAAAAACGAGGCGAACGAAAGGATGCTTTCGACGTGATCGCACCATTCCAAGAGCTGCCACGAGTCTTTTTCCAGCCAGTAGTCGCGGTAGTTGCGGGTGACGCACACATGCTTCAGTTTGGGTACGAGTCCGCAGATGGGGCATGGTTCCACTACCGGTGGTTCAGGTTCCGGTTTTTCGACCGGTTCCGGCTCCTCCAAGTGCAACAGTCGTTTCAGCCGGTTCACATGCCCCTCGATTCCATCGACTCGTTGAACGCCTTCTGAAACGCTTCAACACCGGCTCCAACGGCCTTTTCGACGGAACCGTCGGGCGGCGGCATCACGGTCACGTGCGCGCATGGTCGCATGTCGTCACCTATAAACACGCTGCCCGGTTCCAGTTCGCCCACCACCGGGACTTCCACGGTGAACGTGGCTAGTTGAAGCGCCTTGGAATACAAGCCCAATACCACTTCCGTGGTACCAAGATTGATGCTCATTGAGTAATCTCCCTGTGTCCGAGGAACTTGTTGACGAAGAACGTCTGACCTTTGCCCGTGACTTTCGGCGTCTTGTTGATGGTCGTGTGACCGTCCGAGTGAACCACGGTGGTTTCCTTGATCTCGAACAAGCCCAATTCCATAGATTTCTGCGTGGGCATGTTGCGAGAGCTGCCGGTTTTCATCAGCCATCCGTTGTCCCTCAGCCACGCGAACAAGCGAGTGCCGCCAATATCCACGCCATTGCCTTTCAGGACTTTCGCCAAGTCGCCCACAAGGATGCTGGTCTTCGAGGTTTCCACAGCGTCAGCGAACAATGCCTTGGGACGCATCCGTTCGACCTGTGCTTGGGCCTTCTCCTTTTCCGCCCGCTCCTGTTTGATTTGTGTGGCAAGTCGGATAAGGAAGTCGGGTTCGGTGACTGCCTTTTCCAAAGTCGATTCGGTCATGTACGCACCATGCCTGCGAATCGATGGCAGCACCTCATGCGTCACCCAGCGTTTGAACTCGCGAGCCTCGGGCTTGCGGCTGCGTAACACGAGGGAGTACAGGCCGGACTCGGACACGAAAACGGGTGCCTTGCCACCGTTCTGAGCAATATCCGTACTACGGATATTGGTGATTTCATCGGCATCGAGGTATTCCCGAATATGGTTGGTGGCCGTACTGAGAATGGTGCATACGTCCGCTCCAAGGAACCACGGGTTGCCGTGTTCATCGGTTAGGACACGCACCTGAATGCCCCTGAAGTCGAATGGTTGAATCTGGCTGCTCATTGGTTGTCTCCTTCCTTGGATTGGTTTTGTGCGGCTTGCATGATCTCCCACACGTCCGCGTTCTCGGACAATCCGGTTGTGAGCCGGTAGAAATCACTGAACCTGTAAAGCGGATTGCTGTACGAGTCCTCGCCCTGCTGGGGCAACTGGCCGCGATGTATCCAACTGCGCAAAGTGCTGCGGTTCACGCGCATCCCGCACGCCTTGATGATGTCCAATAGTTCGCCACGGGTTCTCACCGCCTCCGATTGGAGGAGACGCTTCACCCGTTCCGCCCTGATGAGGGCTACCGGCATACTGAAACCGCATTTCGGGCATTTCGCCGTCTCCGCGTCCGCGTAGCAGGAGAGCTGGCCCAAGCACTTGTCGGCGGGGCATGGCCCGTACAATACGGTTTCCCCGTCATCGTCCGTGAGAAAACGACGCAGCTTGCGTGTCAGACTGTGAACCAGTTCCGCGTACACGGGGGTGCTGGAATGCTCCATGAGTTTCGGATGATTGGCGATACGGTGAACCATGTCCGACAGTGGCGTGGACTCGGGCAGATTGATTTTCAGACTGCGCATCCACTCGTACAACGTGCCTTGCAACCCCGGATAACCGTGGTCATCGTCCGCGTACAGCAGATCATGCAGGGCTTCGCGCAACGGTGCGGGAGCGGTGCCGGATTGACCGCCGCCACCGTTCTTGTGCCCGTAGGCGCGGTTGATGCGATACTCGCACAGGTCGGGCAGACTGCGGTCCAACCATCGCAGGTCGCCGGTCAACTGGCTGGCGTGCTTGTCGCACAGGAGATTCAGATTCGGTTCGACGCCATGTCCGATAAGCGGTGACGGCGCGTCGGTGACGATATCCCGCCAGCAACCGTGGTAGCGGCAGATCCTCGTGTTTTCAGGGGAAAAAGACAAACTGACCTAGACCTTCACTCATTAAGAGCTTCGGACGTGTCAGCAAGACCAATAATGCACGGGCGTCTCTAGTTTTCCAAATGTGGTTCGGCGTGTCGCGGCAGTATGTCACCCAACCCCAAGTCGCCCGCGCCGAGGAAATGCCGTACCGGTGTACGCCGCTTCGGCTTCGCCGGCTCCAACTCCAACGGGTTGCGACTCGAGGCCGTGATTCGAGCCGCCTCCTCGGGTTGACGGCCCAACATGCGCTGACGCCGGTACAGCCACGCCGCGTCACCCTCCAAGCCCCGCGCATCGCACTCACGCGCGATCTCCGCCTCCGAGGGCTTCGCCTTGCCGCGCAGTCGGCGGACGATGGCGTTGATGTCACCCGAACCACACCAACGGCCGGTATCGTTCTCCGCATAGAAGCGTCTCACCGCCTCCTGAGCCTCGGCGGCGGTGATGTCCGTCCTCAGTTCCGAATGGAACGCTTCAAGCTGAACGTCATCCCATTGCGCGTTGCCGTGATGCGCGTTGATAAGCGACAATACGGCTGCTGCCTCACCCCTGCTGAGCATTGAAACCTCCCTGCTGCTGGTATCTTGCACGTTCCTCGGGTGTCATGTACTGCCATGTTTTCGCCAGATTCGCCTCAAGGTTCTGCTGGCTTCGGGATTTCAACGGTTGCCCTGGTCGTGGCTTCGGCGCTTCGGGCTTGGGTTTCTCCCAGTTGCGGGCGTACAGTTCACCGCCGATGAACCGGCTGAACGTTTTCACGTACTGCTCGTCGGTGGCCTCCGCATACGCTCGAGCCTTGGCTTCGAGAAACATGCTCGGGTCGGAGTCTCCAGCGGCTTTCACGATCTTCGGCCAATCGACCTCCAGCTGCATACGGGACTGGGAGGTTTTCCCGTCAAACCTGTTCGTCGGATAGAAAGCCTCGATACGGTCAAGCAGATTACCGAAGTCCGGCTTCGAGGGGGTAGGGGGAGTTGAATTATCTTTAGATAATTCTTCTGGTGTTCTGGTGTTCTGGTGTTTGTCCCGATTCAGACGCGATTCAGCCGTCTGAAAGTTATCTGAATCGGAGGTTTTCGCCTCGTTTTTATCTTTTCGGTAATTTTCAGCATTGCTTTCGCGCTTCTTCTGCACCTGTTCGCGGCTTCGATTGTGTGCGAGATAGTCGTGAATGTAGTACCCGTTGTTCCCGTCCGGCTCGATCATGCCGACTTCGCAAAGCGCATCGATTTCTGAATCGGTGATATCCAACACGTAAAACGCATCGTCTTCGCTGATATGTCCGTCTGAAAGATTGTCTCCGCAGAAAGTAAGCATCATCGTGAACGCGCCTATTGCGCTCGGGCATGTGTGCCTGAGCTTGCGTACCTTACGGTTCATGTAGAAGCTGTTGACCAGTTGAACGTATCCTTTGCGTACCATTGTCATGCTCCTATCAGCCAGTACGTGTAATCGGGGAACACCATTTGCATGAACGCCCAGCAGACGCCATACGCTGCGAAAGCCGCTATCAATCCAAAGCTGAAGGCAACGATCGTCATCGCGTCGCCGCCTTCATCGGATAGGGATATATTCCATTTCCTGAATAGGTAGCGGAACGCCTGTATCCCGATGATGAAGAACACGGCCAGTTCGATGAAATGCGCCAAGCCGACGATGCTCATTCCGCCTCCTCCAGCAGCCGTTCCGGGTTCACGGGGTCTGACATGATCGTCTCCTTAACGTCTTGATGAAGTTGTGGCGGCTTCGCCAGTCCGATGGCGTGCCGCTCGTCGCCGTGAGCAGCACGCCGTTGTCGTAGACTTTCCAGTGGCCGGTCGTGGCCCTGACCACCGTGTATCCGTGTGAGGCTATCCAGTGCATGAGTTTCCGGTCGTCCCCCCGCGCGGTCATGCTTTGAGCCTCATCTTCAACGCGAGACCGTTTTCATGCACGCTGCCCTTATCGAAGCCCATGAAACCGTTGAATAGTTCGTATTCGAGCAATACGGTGTCCACGCGGAACTCGTCGTACTGATGGTTTTTGATGCGTTCCATGACAAGCCTCATCGATGCGACGGTATCCCTGCGGTCGGCCTGTATGGGAATGAGATACGGCCAAAGATTCCATTCGCCCGGATGATCGTTCAGCCAACGGGCGAAATCAACGAGTTTCCTATCTTCCATCATTTCCCCTTAGGAGCGTTCCCTCACGATATAGTCCGGGTGTTCCCGGCAATAGTCGTATATCAGTTTCAACCATGCGATGGCGCTGTCCACGCTGCCCCAATAGTTCGGCGGATTGTATTTGCCGCGCAAAACATACAATGGTTCCAAGTAGATGTCTTTCAACGCCTTGTCGATACGGGCTGCGGCCTCCCCGGCCGTCAACCCGTCCAGGTCATGCTTAGGATGGACCTTGTAATCGGTGAAAAACGCGGATAGATTATACGTGTAGTTGAAATAACGGCCATGAGCGCCGGTCCGCACATGCTCGCCGTCCCGTTCGCATACGTCAAACCATTCCGGTTCCGGCACATCCTTGTCCACTATGAACAGGTCGTAGCTCATTCTTCGTCTCCTTCGATGATTCCATGTCCTGCTATCAATGCGAGGGTCTTTAAGTCGGTGAGCACGGGCTGGTTGTCCATGCTTGACAGCGAGTCCAAGCCGAGACCCTTCTGTTTGAACACGACGAACCAGTAAGGTGCGTCAGCGTTCCCCGCCTCGGTACGGCCCTCCTGCATCCACTCCTTGAGTCTCCCCGTATAGGTGCTGTAGTTTTTACACTCCAATACGACCGGCTGGCCGTGGATACGCAGACCGGTGATATCGCCCTGGTCTTTCGTCCCATGCAACACTTCACGGTGTATCGTCTGCTCGCTGTCACCCAACCGGGCGCGCAAATAGTTGACCACCTTGGATTCAAGCAGTGTGCCTTTGGCTTTCTGTCGGCTCATTCGTCCATCCACCATTCAGTCGGGTCATCGTGAAACTGGCAGTCCACGCAGTTTCCGAAAACATTGATGATTCCTCCGCAGTACGGGCAATGCTCATACTGGACGGGCAAATAACTCGGCTTCATATCAGAACTCCGGGTTGTCTCGTAATCGTTTTTGCACGTCCCCGCGCATCTGCTCGATCACATCGACCCGAAGTCCGGTAGCCAAGCGAATCTCCTCTGCCGGACGGTTCGAGTCTTCAATGAGCAGTTGCCATGCTTTACTTGCCGCTTTGCTCAACATGAGCCCCCTTCTCCAAATTAGAGCTGATACGCACCCGATAGTCGGTGATGCTCCAAGTCAGATGGTTCAGTGGTCGCATTCCACGTATCCGATGCTCATGATTTCTCCTTGACCGGTTTGCAGTTGTGTGGCGCTTGTGAGATTCTGCTGGTCTGGCATACGTATGATCGGCTGCCGTCGCGGAGGATGATGGTGTCCGCCGTTGCTTCAGCCCAGCCGAGATAGGCAACGAAGGCGAAGAACAGTACGAAGAACAGTACGGTAGCGGCGATGGCGAGTGTTTCGGCCTTGCCAATGCAACTCATTCGTTTACCGCCTTCCACGCCAGTGCGAGTAGTTCCTTGGCTTGTCGGATATAGTCTTCCTGCCATCCGTGGAAGCAGCCTGCGTAATCCCATGCGTCTTCCTCGTCACATACCGCATAGTCATCGTCGCCATCCCATTCGCAGCTGTTCCAGAGGAGCCGTTTCGCCACGGCTTCGACCTCGGCATCGGCCGGTGGCGCATTGCGGCCGCGCAGGTACGCTTCCTGTAAATCGTCCGTGTCGCAGTAAAACTGTTTCTTGACATGCGTTCCTTCCCAGTGGCGGGTCGGATACGCCTTCTCGGCTTCATCGTCCGCGATGCTCATTCCTACATCTCCTTTTCGTTGTTCCTGTAGTTCTTGCCTTTGCTTCTGTTTATGCCGCCCCATATGCCTTGCAGCGGGTAGCCGTTTATCAGGGCATGTTCCGCCGCGTACCGTGCGCATTCGCATATCGCCGGACATTGGGCGCAGGCCTTGAGCGCCAATCGTTCCTCGCTGGACGTGGTTGGGAAGAACAGGTCAAGGTCCATGTCACGGCACGCGGCCTTGTCACGCCAGCCGCTCAATTCAATTCCTTCTTCGCGTTTTGAGACTACTTACGCTCATGATTCCTCCTTGAGCGTGGCGACATATGCGATGGCCTTGCGTTCACGCTTCGCATACTTCTCGCACTTGCGCTTGAGACGTTTGAGGCTCATGGCGTACAGGAAGTCTCTGAAGTTGCCGTCTTCGCAGATTTTGGCTTGATAACGGCCGCAGGTGCCTTCCGCGCCGATATGCGCAACCAAATGGTCTGTAAGCTGAATCTCGTTCATGCGTTCTCCTTTCGATATGGGTTTGGCGTGTATTCGGGCGATTCCTCGCCGGGCATGGGATTCATGTTCTTGACGGCTTGGGTATACCCTTCTTCCCATGCTTTTTCGGCTGTCTGCCGGTCATGCTCCTTGAGCCATGCTTGATAGGCGGCTCGGCCTTCCTCGATGGTTGACTGGCCTGTACCGAAGCAACTCAATTCGACGGCGGATTGGACCAAATCGTCATACACTCGTGGTTTCATTCCTCCACCTCGGTTTCCTCGCCGTAATGGCCGTAGAGTTGGTCTGCCGCATCCTTGGTCGTGTAGAGGCATTTCGCGGGCGTATGTGCGTAGTCGTAGATGGCGGCTGCGACGACCTCGCGAAACTCCTCACGGGTGAATATCCTCGCCTTATAGCTCATCGTCTGCCTCCGTAAAATCGTTGAACGATGGGCTGGCACAGCTCATATCCCTTCTGGGCCCACATCTCCAGTGTTTTGAGGATCACGAGAATCGACAGTGAGTCGAGCCCGTCATCAGCCAGTTTGGGAATGTTGTTGTACTCTGTGTCCAGTTCCATACGCCCGTTCCGGCCGCTGGTGAATGTGAATCCCAGCATGTCCACGGGCGTTCCGGTTTCCTCCGGTGTGATGGTCAACCGGACCTTGAACTTCTTGCCCAACGGCATCGCCTTGTCTCTCATCGTCTGCCTCCCAGACTCTTGTAGGTCAACGCGAAGCATTTATCACCGTTGCATATACGGTTCCATGCGGCGATGTTGTATTGCAACTCATACGGTGCTGGCTTACGTGAACAGCCTCCCTCGAAGCTGAGCCCGCAGGCAGTGCAGCGGAACATCACGATAAAGAACGTGTATTCAGGCAACCCCTGCACGCCGTCCCGCTCCCACTTCGCCTTGACCTTGCCCCCGCACTTGGGACACGGGCTAATCCTGTGGAACCTCACCAGACTCACCTCCCTCAAGAGGCGCGTTCAAATCCACCTGTTCGATACGCGCACGCTCCTGTAAGATGTTCGCGTATGTCCCCATCGCGTACAATTGGCTTTCAAGGAGCTGGAAGGAGCACGCGGGCGTGAAGTCCAACGTGCCCTCCGCGTAGCCCTCAAGCATGTGCGCCAGCTTGCTGATACGCTCCTGCAATTCTCGATGTTCGCGGATCATCCGCTGCTTGTAATCACTCATTGGTTGTCTCCTTCGGTTTGGTTTTGTAGTCTCGGACGATGCACACGCATCAGTCCATCCTTTCGTCCAACCATTCGATGTCCTCCCAGATCGAGAGCATGACCTGATCGAGAGCGCCCCTACTGCTCAATGCCCATACAGCGCCGTAGTTGGTGCGCTCCCGCACCGCCGTGACATAGCCTTTGTCCGGGTAGACGTGGGATTCCGCAATCCAGTGGAACGGGAGCATCCCCTTGCGCAAAATCAAAGTAAAACGACTGTGCTCAACCTTGATGAAGCTCCTCATGTCGCTCATTCCTCCGTTGCCTCCATCGGGTAATTGATGTCTTCAAGCGAGTCCGCGGAATAGGTCAGCTTCACGAGCCTGAACGGTTTCTGCGTCTCCGGGCCTCTGAACGGTGGCTCATATTCCCACCATTCGCTGCCGTCGTATTCTTCGCGGCGCAGGAACCCGCCATCGGTGAACACCACGACCAGATCGGCGGCTATCTCCTGTCCGCCGTAGCCGGCGTCGTAATCGATGTCGAGCACCTTTTCGGCCTGACTCCACGGAATTCCCAGCTTCTCGTCGCGGGAGCCTACGAATCGAACGTCATCGGTCGAATGCTCGCTTTGTGAGATCGCACTCTTGGTTTCATCTAAAAGATTCATTCTTCCATTGCCTTTCTCCTCGCCGCGTTAAAGGCGACTATGATGATGTTTTTCAGTTCTCCCTACGAATTGGTCTCGTAAACCGCTCGAGCGAAACCAAGCGGTGTCTTGCTTCTGTTGTTGGCCCTATCCTTGCCGCTCATGTACCAGATACGATTCCGGTCAGCGGGAAGAAGAGTCATGTCCTGGTTGCGAGGCGGCATTTGGAATCCCCCCCCCCGTCCAAAGGCACGTTTTTTTCGTGTAATTGTCCAAGGGCTCGTAGGCCGTGTAGTCGCACGGGTCGAACGTGTGGGAGGGTTTGCCAAAAACACGGCTGAGTACGCTCACCGGGTTCTCAACCATGTACGGGACGCCGCTCATTTCACCGATCACCCGGCATTGTTCGGCAACGCTCACGGCCTTCGCCTGAAACATGTGGTCGGCCTCGTACTTACGGGCGAACCATTGCGCTCCACTCACCGCCATATCCGTACATGGCGGGAACCCGGCCACGAACGCGAGCCGGCCGGAACGGACCAGTACGCTGATCTGGTCGAACGCTTCCTCGATGGTGCAAGCCAGTTTCAGGTAGGCACCGTCTTCATGGTCGCAACCATGCTGCGGGTCCACCAACACGGCTTGATACCCGTGTTCCACCCAAGGGCGGGCCATGACACCGGTCAGGTCGCATAGGCACAGAATCGTGTCACGCATCATTCCTCGATTTCTTCGCCATTCGTTGCAGATCTCTTTCGCAGAGCCGATCCAACACGGGGTATAGCCATGCAGGCGGGGTCATGTGATTCCACACGGGGCATCTCTTCCAGTGTTTTTCGGCTCGGGGGCATCCGTATTGCCCGCAGTAGGGACATCGACGGTTTCGGCATTCCAATTGGCCAGTGCGGTGAACCTTGATCCAGCGTTTCTCGCACCAGTCACAGCAATGAGTGCTTCCTGTGAGCAGGCGTAAGACAGTTTGCGGAAACGATGGAGGTTCATCAATGATCGGGTGGATGTTCATGCTTCCACCGCCTTGTATCCGCATTCGGTCAGAGACTGCTCGTTAACAATCACGTCAGAGCCTGTGCCGTATGGGTCGTCCGCGACGAACAGTTCTGCTCCCGGTAGCACGTCTACACCTAGATACATGCCAGATCGGGAGGAGGTAAAGCAAGCCACCTTGGCTATGATGATTAATTCAGCATCCTGGTTGTTTCGGTATTTTTGGCCCACCTCGATGTTCATGCTTCCACCGCCTTGACCGGGCGGAACGGAGCAACATGCCAAGCCTGAGCGCCATCAGCGGAAATCCACGGTCTGTCGAAGTTCCATTTTTCGGTACCGATACGGATACGCTGAATGCTTCCACCCTTGAACATCCACGTGTTATCGTCCTTGTCCAACCACAGGCCAGGCTCGTCGGGCAGTCTCAGCTTCAGACGGAGAGCGTAGGCGAATGACTTAGAGCCAATCCACTCTCTCACCTCACCCTCGATGCTGACTGCGAAAACGGGACGCCCACGCCTCGGATCAACGCACCGGATGTCATAGCGGTTGCCGCTCTTGGCGACAAAGATATCGCCCGCGTGCACGTCCTCGATGTTGTCGATGCGCTTATACTTGGGGTCATCCAACAGTTCAATGGACTCGATGTCCCTGTAGGGGACGAAGCGCTCTGCCCCTCGATTGGCAGAAATGGGCACGATGGAGCCGTTTCTACTGCGCCTAATGTGCCCGGAACAGTCGGTGATTCCTGTAAGCACGGCACCGGCCACAAATGTGACCTTGACGTGCAGGTTTGCCATCTCTTCGCAGGTCTTGCCTTCCCAGAATGGTTTCTCACTCATTGATAGCCTCCTTGGCTAGTTGTCGTTTACGTTTCTGATTCGCCTTATACTGGGCGGCTTTGCCGGGATGCTCCAACATCCAACGGCGATGGTATTCAGCCATCTCACGTTGATGGGCGGCGGCATACTTACGAGCCGAAGCCCGAGCCTGAGCCAAATGCTCCGACCGGTACCGGCGTGCATGCTCATTGCGTTTCTCACGATTACGAGCGTTCCGCCGATTCGCCAGATCACGCAGATGCTGCGCATACTCGGGGTCGGTTCGACGCCGTTCCCTGACACGACAGTTCCGGCACATGCCATCCTTGCCGACCCGGTACGTGCAGCCGCACCAATCGCATTTCGGGTGACGTTCAGTTATCAGGCCGGACAGTTCGCCGCCGTTCCGGCAATAGTCGATGAACTCCTCGTCGGTCATGTCATCGACGTTCACAGCCACACCTCCCCATTAGTGAACCTGCGGAACAACACAGGGTCGAGCTTGTACAACGTCCGCCGAAAACTGCGGGTCACGGCAGAACAGGATGAACAACAGGCTTACTGCTTCGGCGGTTCGCATCGCGTCCAACCTCCCTTATCGTCTAAAAGCACCCAACCATGTTGGGCGGTGAGAATCGGCACCAGTTCGGGGTGATCGTTGAAACCGCTCACGATATACCCCAAGCTCATGGCCTCACGCGGATGGGCGTGAATCCACCCATGACATCCCGTATCGCCACTCCCACACGCCAAGATGAGGTTCGACGCCTCATGCAGTCCCGGCCACTTGTGTGACCGGAGTCTGCGATGATGCCGGCTGAAACCGCTCCAGTGGAATGGTTTGCCGCAGCGGACGCACCGGTATTGGTCGCGTGCGTCCACCAAATCCTTGACGTGTTGGGATGGGTTAGATCTGCCCATTCCCGTATTCGTCCTGGGGTTGGCTCCACGGGTCCACAGGCTGCTGCGGCTGCTGGAATCCCTGTTGCGGCTGCTGGAAGCCTTGCTGATACTGCTGTTGCGACTGTTGGAAACCGGACTGCTGAGACTGTTGGGCCTTGGGTTTCGCGCTCAACACCGCAATGGTGCGGGCCGCGACATCCCAATTCTCATACCGTTTCCCATCCTTTTCCGACACTCTTTTGGACAAGCTGCCGTTCACGAGAACCTTCACGCTCATGTTCGGCTGGGACTTCAACTGGCGAATCTGATTCAAAGCATCCTTCGCCTGATTCGACAAAGGACGCACGCCATAGAACTGAGGCTCCTTGTCAACCCACTGGTTCGTGTTCTTATCCATGTAACCCGGGTGGACGCTGACGTTGAGAATACTGGAATCCTGAAAATCCCTGATCTCGCCCGCATATCCGGCAAGCTCGATGCTTGGTTCTCCGGCCATTACGCATTCCTCCTGTAATTGTTGGTCTTGTGTTTCTCTTGGGCCAGCCTGTTGCAGACCAGCATGTGTGATTGGGCTCCGGCGCAATCAACGGCGCCGCATGTGGGGCATTGGGGGAGCGTGATCTTGTCCCCGTGAGCCCACAGGCATCTGGTGCACTTGCAGCCAGGTTTCGGTGTGAAGCTCACTGGAGGGCAGGCTCCTTCTCCTTGTTGCGGTTGTACGATTCGATGAATGTGGCCGCGTCCGATTCAGACAGTTTCCCGTAGACCACGTTGCGTTGCAGCACGCTGCTGATGAAACCGTTCTCCTGGCCATCGGGAATACGCATGATTTGGAGAATCCGGTCAATCGTCTGCTGCTGCTCGTCGGTCATGCCCTTGGTGGAACGCTTCTTGTAGCCGCTGGTCTCACCGTCATCATCCGTGGTCGCCAGTCCGAACGCGCCGCAAGTGCTGTAGCGTCGCGCATACGTCAACGCGGAACCGAGGGCCTGCATGACGCTCATACCACGCGAATCTCCCACCTCTACGGGGATAAGGCAATTACTGGCAATCCACTTGTCCGTGCCCTTCTTCTTGACGGCCGTATCCACATACAGGCGTCCGTCAATCAACTGGGTCGGCCATTGCAGCTCGTAGCCTTGCTCGTCCACATAGTTCACGACCTGAGCCAGGGTCGCATACGTGCCACGCCCGCCCTTAGCGTCCTTCTTGATTACCGCCATGATTCGATTTCCTCCTCTTCCTGAACCAATCTCCAATCGGGGAACGCGATCTCCTGCGGCACCTTCGACAGCCCGTAGCCACGCATCGCCTCCAACGGGTCGGGATACAGGTCACGGAACGACTTGATCTGCTTCAACGCCTTACAGATTTTCGGTTCCGCCAGTTCGGTGATGATGGGCGAATGCTCGTCAAACCGCCACACCCTCCAATCGAACGGCGGATTCTTCTCCTGCACGACGAACTCGAAACCCAACGGCCCCTTATATTCGGGCATCGTCAACCGGTAGAGACGCATGTAGAACGCGGCCTGAATGTGATACCCGTACTGCCAGCAGGAACGCTCGAACTCGTCCGGCGACTTCACCGTGGTCTTGTAATCACGGATACGCAGCACACCATCCGGGTCGGGAGTGGACGGCAACCAGTCCGCCTTGCCCTTAATCGACAATCCGGTATCGGGGTCGGTGGCGATCATCGCCACCTCCGGCTTACCATCCAGCTTCGTGAAAAAGTCTCCAACCATGTCCCGCATGGCCTCGACCTTCTCCACATCATCAGCGGACAGCCATACGATGTCATCCGCACCATACTGTTCGACCAGCCTGTCACGAAGAGCCTTGCCCTCCTTGGTACGCAGATTCGGTTTGGCCACAACCTGCGGGCCACTGCCCAAAACCATGCTGTGAGCCGCCTTGCCGAACTCCAACGCCGAAGAATACCCATGCTCGCCGGTCAGGTAATCCGAATACGCCAACGGGCTTACCAGCATTTTCTTCAACGAAGTCTGGTCCACCGCGTCCAACGCGAAGTAATCGTCATCGGTCATCTGCTCGACGGTCATTGCCTCTCCTTTCTTGCTTTGAGTGCTTCCTTGCCTAAAACCTCGATGGTGTCGGCCACCGAGTCGAGAAAATCGTCAACGTCCTCCACGTCGTAGACCTCTCCGTGAAGCAGGGAACGATACGTGCGGAACTTTCTGTGCCGGACATCATTCGGAGTCAACATGAGAACCCCTCGACTGCAACGACAATTGCTCCTCGCGCTCCATCAGGTGACTGTGACGCCAAGTACGCGACTTGCCCTGCTTGTGTGACGCCTCCGCATAATCGGCCACATGGTCACGGCCAACGTCCCCGACGACCTTCGACGCCTCGTTCCAATCCGAGTACACGCGATCGTTCACGGCCACATACTTGTCCGCGAGATAACGGACGCAATCACCGAGATAACGGATGGCTTTGGCGATGGAGTTGAAATCAGATGCCATCAGTCGGCGTCCTCCGTCTGAATCTGAGCCCACGTCTCCTCCATGAGAGGCCGGTCGATCTCGTAGTAGATGTAGGCCTTCCCGTGCTTCGGCGGGTAGGCGCCGAACTTCATCTTGTAGTTCTCGGCCAGACGGGAGCCGAAATGCAGAGCGCTTTTCTTCATCGGCTCGAATCCTTTCGAGCGCAGGAAGTCGCTGATGATAAGACGAGGCGAGTCGGGTTCCTTCGATGTCTCAGAAGGAGCGGCGGGATCGTCGAGAATCACGCGCGCCCGACGTTCAAGCTCGTCCTGCGGCAATAGTCCACGCGCCTCGTTGAGTAGTCTCATACGGTCGAATGGGGTGAGTTCCATGATTGTTTCCCTCCACTGGGCTTGATTATTTGGTTGTCCTTCTACGCCGGTGCTGACACGTCCGAAACCCTTTTATTGGTTTCCGACGCAAGGACGCGAAGGGGTTCAATTTTTCTGAGCGCCAAGCCGGGAGTCGAACCCGGTGCAGTCTTTGAAGTCCATGACCATTGGAAGGCTTCTCGGCTGCGGCCACCGTGCGCTTGGCTACCACCGGACGAGTTAGAAATGAGGAAAAGACCACGCCCGGAAATCTTCAGTTATTCGTCGTCCAACATGAAGCACAGGGCGACGGGGGAACAGCACAGGAAACCCGCGAGAATGCTCCACGGGCCCGCACTGGGTTGGAAGAGAAGCGTGAGAACACCAAGAACCAAGCCCGCCATGCACAGGCTCACGGCCCGTGTCTCATAGCGTGTGGGCGAACCGTCAGGGTGCTGATAGCCCGAACAGTGATGTCCATAATCCTTGGTGTTCATCATTTATCCTTTCCGTGGCCCGTGGAAGATTTGAACTTCCCACGCCAACCGTCATGCAACTTCAAACGGAGACAGGAGTGTCTAATGGGTGACGGTTTGTCGGCATCTCCGATTCCCCTAATCGCCAAGGGACGGGCCGATGGTTGCCGTGAACGGTCGTAGTATGGTCAGTATTTGTTCGCCTGTAGTCGTTTTGGTGAATAAGGGGAACCGACCGTTCACGGCAAGACTTGTTATTCCTCGTTCTTCTCGTCGGCTCGATCAGCCAACTCCTCCAAGGCGTTGGCGATGTAACGAGCCTGACTCGGGGTGAGGGGGCGGTCGCCGTAATTGGTGTAGATTTGCGCGTTGATTAGACCTTCTTCGGTGACGCTTCCCGTGAAGTATTCACGGGTGCGACGCTCCTCGACAACGAGCTTCTGGGAGAGGTTGCGATTCGCATTAGGCATTTGCTTTGCTCCTTGTAAGATTCTTCTGTATGACGGTTCTTGGAATGGAGTGGTGGGAGTTCGCCACCTTGATATTTGCTGCACTGTCTTTTCTTGGCATGTGCTGGCAGATAGTCAGAGCCGAAAGCCTCGCTCCGACGCCGACACTTCATATCGAATGGGATAATCCGATCAAGGAATCGGACAAAACCGTTCAGGTGACGCTTTGGATACGTCCCGCGTTCGGCTTCGACTTCTATGGGGTCAAGGTGCTGGAGGCGACCGACTGGCCCTACAGGAGAGAATGCTGGCTGAAACGCGACGAGCGGAAAGTCACCGAGGACGACCCGTTGTTCCATCGCCTGCGCTATCCGGTTGATGGTTCTGGAAGCTTCGTTATTCAGGTTCTTTCCGTCTCTCCCATAAGGAAGAGGCTGATAGCTTGTGCTTGGAGGGTCACTGCAACCGATGGGGGAGAGGGCCAGTCTGGTATGAAACAACGGAGGCTCCTGACAGAAACTCGCTCCTGGTGGGTGTGGTATCCCGGTGCGGAGCTTCTTGGATGGTTGGATCATCATCTCGGCTGGAAGATTCCATTGGGGTACTGGCGGGAGGGGAAGGGCTCGTATCGAGCCGCGTTGCCGCTGTCCGCGATTCCGCGTTCCTCATAGGGTCGTCTATTCTGATTCGGATGCTCCCGACCCAACAGGCCAGAACGAAGATGGACACGGACTGGATCACGTCAGTGAGAAACTGAACCATCACAACATCCCCTTATCCATAACCCTCTTGTTTCATGCTGTTACCTCCAAGTCAGGAGACTTCATGCCGGCGGCTAAGCGAGCTGAACTGATGATGTCTGCCATTGTTATGCCAAGCGCCACGGCGATGTCGTTGAGATCGTCGGTGGAGAAAGCCTTCCTGAAATTGAAGCGGTCGTAGAAGAATTTCTTGTTGCGCCCCACTCTGTTGGCAAGCTCCGGGGTGCTTACCCCTCGTCTTGCTGCCTCAGCACGAACTGCTTGAATCAGTCCCACCGAAGTTTTTGAAAGCTTTGTTTTCGTTTGCATATCTTTAACGTACCGCATACGGTACGGCTTGTCAACCGGAAACGGTACGAAATTTACAAACGTACCGAAATTCGGTACAATGTAGTTATGAGTAAATATGAATCGCAGTTCACTCAACGAGTGATAGAGACAATTGAAAACAGGCGCAGAGACGCCAAAATGACCATCGATGACCTATGCAAAGCTTCAGGGATAGGCCGTAATTCCTATTACGCAAAATTGCGTGGTGAACGATGCTTCAACACCGAAGATATTGACGCAGTGGCCGAAGCCTTAGGGTGCGATCCTTTCCTTATTCTGGAAGAAGCCTCTGCGCCGGAGCCTCAAACGCAATATGCCTCAGTCGCTTCCCAGCTTGAAGATGTTCTCGGCAAGAAGATTCAGATCGAGAAAGCGGCCTATGAGGATAAGAACAAGAATGCGGAGTCCGGGCGTGAAAACATGGACTGACCTCACCGGTGAGGCGCGTCATATGGGAGTACTCATAGAGGATAGGAAGTTTGATGGTTCGCAGTGCGGGGAATACGATCCCATCACCCGCACCGCTTACATTGACCCCACAATGAGCATGGAACAACGGGCATGTACATTGCAGCATGAGCTTATCCACGCCAAGCACTTCGATGACGGGCTGCGTCTGTTGAGCCGTGAGAAGGAGGAATGCCTGACGCGCAAGGAGACCGCATTGGCGTTGATAAACCCCGTGGACTATATGCACGCCGAGGACTTGTACGGGGGAGAACCGTACGCGATGGCGCAGGAACTCGGTATCACCGTCAGCGTTCTGCAGGATTACCGGCATTGGCTGCACGACAACCTGACCATATCGAGTTAGGATTAAGGCACCAGTTCAATGGATAGAAGGGAATAATTTTGAGCGAGCCTGAACAGAATCGGCCTGAATCGGAACCGGACAAGTCAAAGCCGGAAATGACGCAGGAAGAACTGCAACGCCAGCTATTGGAGACACAGAAAAGACTCGTGGAATTGCAGGAACAGCAGATAAGGAAGAAGGATTCTCAATCCGACAATCACGATACCGGCATCGGCAAATCCGTTGTGAGCATTCTTATCGCAGCGGTGATCATCGCCGTGGTCGGCTTCGTCATTCATGACTACACCAAAACGAAGGAAGTCAATGAACATGCCTCCGACAATATTAGTGATGCGCTGAATCTAGGCAGCGGCTCACCGACCGACATCTTTCTATCGTCCTTGCCGATGAAACCATGACAATAGATCGGAAGAGCGTCGTGTA